TATTATCATGTGCATCTTCTTCCTTTAAGGCGGTAAGATACATACCACTCATTCACAGTAACATTAGGATACTAACTTTAAGAATGGCTTCGGGGTTAGCCAGATTCCGCGATATACCTACCATTCCAATCATCACAGAGGCTAAGAATAACAAGAGGCTTACCGATCAGAATCTCAGTAACTTACTATCACTACTAATCTCTTACATCAACTCAAGGGGCTTACAATGGGGCTCCAAGCTGGTCTCAGCGATATCCACGTTCTTTGACTTTGTATTCAATGCTGTCGCTAACGACCCGACGAGGGTCATCTCCGAACTCAAGACAGTACGATCTTACTACATCGCCATTCTACGTGGAGACCCGCTACCGAAGGGCGCTAAGGGGGATTTCCTTTTCTTACATAAACCTAGTTACACAATCACACATAAACACTTTTCATCTATCCTTGCTTTACAGTACACTATCTTCGGGACAGTGAGATTGACACAAGATAGTAAGCTATTTGCTGAGATAGTTCTGGCTACGCTAGACTGTCACAGAGTCGTCTCACTGGTTGTGGCACCAAACTTTTCATCTATCACAAATAAATCTACTGCTACGGTCAAAGAGGAGGCCTTTCAAAAGGAACTTACCGAGGCTGTCAAGAGGTTACCTATTACAGTTGAGGAATTCCAAGATGCCCTGGCTGACGAGGCCAGAACATGGGAACATGTTGTATCCGAGAGGGCAGGGCCGAACGGGGAAGCTACACGTTCAGCGCCTTATGACGCATATGGGATAACACAGGATACTAATCTCGTTAAGCACATGATGATACTCGCTATACACTTTACCATGGGTGATCTCCTGGTCAACATGGTACAAATGTCACTAATGCACAAGAACCAGTACCCTACAGCGTCACCTAGTGACGTCAAAGTAGGCCGTATATTCACGATACAAGAATGGGGCGGAAAGGCACGTAATGTGGCAATCCTAGACTACTACACTCAAAGGTTACTCGATCCGCTACACAAGGCGCTAGGTAAAGTCTCTCACGGCTGTCAACCGATGCTGTCTACAACCAAAACAAAGCCTCAGACAGAGTTAGACTCTGGACAGGGGAAGGACGCCGTGTTTACTCTTATGATTTAACCGCTGCTACAGACCGTTTACCACTATGGGTACAGAAATGGATATTGGGGATCTTCTTAG